AATGGAGACGGCTAGAACCACAAGCACAGCAGCTATCTGACATTGTTGATGGGCTATGTGATAAAGCTCGCGGCAAGGGTAAAGTTCCTAAGCGAACCGAACGCAAGACCGACAGTAAAGATATTCTTTTCGAGTTGGATATTTTCGATGCACACGTTGGAATGTTTGCTGACGAGAAGGAAACACTAGACGAGAACTACGATTGCGATATTGCTGCAAAGCGTATGGTTGAAGTAGCTGAAGGGTTAGCTAGACGGGCGCAACGTCCAGGTAAATGCGTCCTAGTATTCGGCGGCGATATGCTTCACAGCGATACCCGCAACAATAAGACTGAGCTATCTGGACACGTTCTGGATGTTGATACCCGCTACCACCGTATTGTTGAATACATCATTGCTGCATCCCGTGACGTTGTGAACATTGCTGCCAGCATTGCTCCAGAAGTTGAAATCATCGTGCTATCTGGAAACCACAGTTGGCATAGTGAAGTCTGGTTAGCACAAGTGCTTGATGCTTACTATTCCGAATGTCCAAATGTAAAGGTTCAGCTTGGTAGATCGCCACGTAGGATGATGGTGTTCGGCAACAATCTACTAACGTGGGCGCACGGCGACAAAATCCCAGCTAATAAGTGGGCTATGATTATTGCTACCGAGTTTGCTAAGGAGTGGGGAATGACAAAATATCGCTATCACAAATGCGGTCACGTTCACCATAAGAAAGCGTTTGCTCCTGTTATTGTAGATGAGCAGTCTGGTTTGCACGTTGAATACTTGGAAGCTCTTGCAGCTACGGATTCATGGCACGCAAACGCAGGTTTTGTCGGCAGTCAGCGCGGTGCAAGCGGTTTTGAATTCCATAAAGATTATGGCCTTATGACAAGATTCTTCCAACCAGCGTAAATAATTCTTGCTAACTTTAATTTATTAACCAATCTAAATGACATCACCACTTTACTATATGTATAAATACCAAGTCCTAACCCCAGAAGATGCAACTAATAATGGCTATCAAAGCCTTACAGTGCCTTACAAAATCGAAAGCCCGAACATCGAACTACGCAACAGAGAACGCCTACTATGGCAACGGCAATGCGAAACAATGCAAGGCACAAAAAGCGTTGTGGTGCAAGTTGACAACGGCGTAGAAATGTGGAGGCACAATTCCGAGATGGACATTGATCCAGATACAGGGATGAAGTGCGTTCGTTATATCTCAAAGCTTCGCAAATAAACCAAACAAAACAGAAAGACAAAAATATGAGCCAAGAACAACAAATACTAAAAGACCTTGAAAAAGGTAAACGGATAACCGCACTTGATGCGTTTAAGAAATACGGGTGCTTACGCCTCGCTGCTAGAATTCTTGAAATCAAAAACGCTGGCTACAACGTGGATAAGAACATGGTCAAAAAGAATGGTAAAACATTCGCATCCTACTACCTAAGATGAACAAGCAAGAACTATGGGACGCTTTTATTGATCGTTACCCTCAAGCTAAAGATGAGGAATATGTAATCAAGCTAAAGTCCCGTGGTTTAAGACGCTTATTAGAGCAAGCTTGGGATGAAGGGTATGTTAAATACAAAGTAAAACCAAGCTTCTCTACTACAGCAAATCCATTTAAAGACTTATTCGACAAATAAAATTATGCCACTAGATGAAGATACCCGCAGATATGAAGCTCCACCAGAATACGGCTATCCAGATAGCCCTGATCCGATGGACGTAGCACACGCATTTAACGAACAAGAATCAATCGACAACGAGGAAATCCAAGAACCATGAAAGCACACATACACGCAGAACTAATGATGCAATACGCCAAGGATGCCATGGAGACTGATAAGCCTTGGGAAAGATGGGAGTATAAATCTGATTCACCACATTGGTTAACTTGTCATTCGATTACACCATCTTGGTTTGAGTCCGTAAAATACCGCCGTAAGGCACAGACGATCAACATCAATGGACACGAAGTGCCAGAGCCGTATCGTGGTGAGATGAAAATAGGTCAAACTTATTATATCCCTAGATTAGGTTGTGGATCTAAGTATGATATAATAACTTGGGATAATAATGGACACGATCATAGGTATAGGTTTAAAGGTTTACTCCACCTAACTATTGAAGCAGCGTTTAAACACACTGAAGCTTTACTATCATTTACCCTTCTATAAACCATGACTATCACCCTACACGGATACCTGCACAGAGAACCGATCTTTGTGATACCGCAAACTACTATCACCTGCCAGGAATGTCGGCTGGAAGAAACTATCCAAGGCGATGAATCAATCGAGCTAGAGTATGACAACGCTGTTGACATGGAGGCAGTAGAAGAATCATTAGAGATCACAATGGAGAAGCTAGGCTGGGTTGATATGGTCTGCCCTAATTGCACAAGCTTTAGAACCAAACACTCAAGGTAATGAACGAACTAAAATCAAACGCGCGTTTAACTGGTTGGGTTACGATTATATCGCTTGGTTTAACAGCAGTATTTACCTATCTCGTTATAAAATACTATTTGGCACAGGAGTTAATTAGCTTCTTTACTACTGGTTTGTTTTTGGTAATCGTTTCGCATAACTTTTTACGATTTGTATTCATTTGGTTAAAGATCGTAATGGAGATTCGCCGTCATGAGATGATACAAGCAGTCGCTGAAGCTAACGAAAGGTGGGGACGTAAATGAAAACCATGATCTACATAGACGGCAAGCTAATGGATGAGGCAAGCGTTATCCACTATACCATAGCGAACTACCCTAATCATGTCACTAAGGAGATCGACATCAACGATGCTACCAATATGCTGGATGCGTTCGGGCATCTTGTAGAGGAATACGCACCGTTACCATGCGTTGTGGGTATCGACAATGGCGTATCTGGTGGCGTTGCTATCCTTAGCCAGCACAATGGCGGTATCATTGCTAGTGCAGCTATGCCTTGCAAGCAGCGTGGGGGTAAAAACGAGGTGGATGTTTACACCCTTTACCAATGGATACGTGATAAATTAAACGGTCGTTTTACTTCGGCAAGCTACTACATCGAAGAACCTTGTGGCAGTAAATCACTTGGGGCGGCGTTGTCTATGGCTTCCAGCTTCCATTCGATCCGTGGTATGCTCGAAACGAAAGACTTAAACTGGTATGGAGTCCCAGCTAGGAAGTGGCAGAAGGCACTAATGGGTAAGACTAAGATACCAGCAAGCAAAATTACCGAGCAGGAACTAGCTAAGAAGCTATGGCCAGATGAGCAATGGGTTACGCTTAGACCTACTGGTAAGAAATTGCATGACGGTGTAATTGATGCTGTCTTAATTGCTAATTGGGGAAGGGAGCAAAACGAATGAGCCACAAAGGAGACTGGTCACGTGTAAACGACCACAAATCATATCAGAATAACTACGATGAAATTTTCAGAAGAAAAGAGAATAGACCAGAAGAAATACCGCTTCATTCCGAGGAAGGTAGCCGATCCGATCAACAAGGAGAAGGTGCGGAAGCAGATAGACTTTCTGCCAGAGACGTTCAAGCGGATACATAAGCTGGCTTGCCAAGACGGTATCTCGTTTAGTAAGGCACTAGAGCGAATGCTTAACACGGAAGAAGCTAAAGCCATGACTCCAGACGTTACTACTACGTGGATGGATAAGGTTAAGGCTGAAGTGGGTAATTACGCATCATACAATTTATTTCAAAAGACAAGGAAAACAAATGGCAACACTAAAGGGATTTCCCGCAAGGTTTAAAGGCACGAAGGCAGAGGACTGCACGGGCGATGGATGGCTAGAACATTTCACTAATGCTAGGAAGCTAATCAAGCAGGGAGGCATAGCTGTCTTTGTGGGCGATTGTGGGACAGGCAAGACACGCATGAGCTACGAACTAGCGAAACTCCATAAAGAACGCACAGAGTATGTTTACGGCTTAAATAAGATATGCCCAGCCATCTACACCACAGCAGACAAGATGCTAGAGGCTTTAAGATCGTCTTACAGCGGCGATAATGACGCTAAAAGCGAACGCAACGTGACGGAAGAGTTCTGCACCGCTTCCCTGCTAGTGATAGATGAGCTAGATGCTTGCGTTAAAAGCGAGTTCGGGCAGCGTAAGCTGAAGCGGATCATAGATGAACGCTATATGGCTAACTTACCAACTATAATGATTACTAACCACGACAAAAATAAGCTGTATGAGCTACTACCTGCTCCAGTTATCTCCAGAATTCGTGAGAACGGCAAGGGCTTTAGCTTTGATTGGGCTAGCTTTAGGAATTTAGTTTGTCAATAACCTTTAGCAAACGCTCTACTGCTGGATAGCAAAGCTCATCCATGCAGCGAACTACCTGCTCTGCTTGGTAAACATCCCCCCAACCAACGCCACTTAGCAGCAAGCAAGCTTCAAATATCTCATGCCTCATCGTTTCAATGAACAGCTTCTTGTTGGCGGCAACCTTAACGTCAATGTCGATAATCTTCTTATCAAAGTGGAACTGGCCGTAAAGCTCGCCGTCAAAGTCACGCACCCGAATCCTAATCTTCTGCCCTGCAATGAGTAAGCTAGATGGGATTACAAACGATTGTTTCATTTATTGCAGCGAGGCTAGTGCTTTAGCGTAGGTTTCGGCAATGTTATCGGTGTTCACTTGCTTGCAGTCGCCCTCATTGCTACCGAAGAATGGCTCGACGATAATAGCTGGGCAATGGGTAAGCTCAAGGAACTTGCCACCACGGTCAGTTTTCTTAATCGGCTTCAATCCCCTAGATTTGATGTTCGGGAAGTTTTTACTAAAGCAATCGTTAAACTTCTCAGCGATAGCCTTACCTTTAACGGAGCTATGCCAGTAAAGCCATTCATGCCCAGTAGCACTAGGGGTAGCTGAGTTGAAGTGCAGCTCGATAGCCATGGTAGCTTGTGCCGCCTTAACTTTGTCAGCAATATCTGACATGGCATAGCCGTAACCATTGCCGTCGTAGTGGTCAAATATCTTTGATGGGATGCCTTTGCGGGTTAGCTCTGCGGATAACTTAGTTGCGACCTTTAAATTAAAGTCGCGCTCACTAATCTTTAGATGCTCCGAGTAAGCACCGCCGTCATATCTGCCGCTGATCTTCCTGCTGTGTCCTATGCAAATTGCTATCATTTAGTTGGGTTTCCTTTCTCTCCGATAATCACAGCACGGCGGTAAGAGTAATCGTTATGAAAGCGTTGCCCTCTTCCAATCAAAGTTCCTTCAGCAAACTTATACTCGATACCTTCAAGTAGGTGAATCGTCTCTGGATCGTATAACGCACTCTCGTTTACGGGCAAGCCTTGAAGCGAGTCTTTCGATACGCAGCTTTGAAGCAGGAGAACCGTTAGCAGCAAGGGCATCAATTTCATCTTCAAGGGTATCTAGTTCACGCTCAACCGAACTCTCAACCCACAATATGTAAGCACGGAGAGCAAGGTTGATTGTGGTTATTAGGTTCAATCCTTTTTAAAGGTATTGATTAAACCAATGGCAGCAAGCCCAGCAGCGATGATAGACTCAGCTTGTTCTGGTGCTAGTTGGATGCCGAAAGCAGTTGCAATGGCAATGATTCCGCGCCAAGTAGATTCTTGTTTTAGATATTCTAGGATCGTTTTCATGGTTTCTTTTTCTTTAAGAGGTTGTAAAGCGTCACGATTGAAACACAAATAAGCAGAGAAGTCGAGGTTGTTTTTAAAGCCCAATCGAGCTGTTCTTGGAACTGTGTAACGACCCCTAGAAATGATGCACTAGCACCGATAAGGCCGTTAAGGACGTTGTATGTTGTGCTATGCTCGTGCATTGTCGTAATAGTAAGTGGTTATGCCCAAAAGATATTCGGAACATCGGGTTGATCTTCTGGTCGAGGAATTGGTATCTCATTACCATCCTCATCGGTCACAGTCCATGCTGACGACCAATAAATAAACTGGTCAGCACCTGCTGGAATCGGAAGCCCCACAAGGTCGCGGAATAGCACCCAGAAGTCAGTCCCGTTATGCTCACCGATCTCGTGCAAGGCGTATTCGTGGGTTGCTAGGGTTGTCTCGATGACACCCTCGTTATCCACTGCGTAACCGCTGGCGATGCCGAACTGTTCTGCTATAGCTTTGCTTGGAAAACGTAAAATATAATCAGTCATAATGTCGTAAGCGTTTGGAGTTTTGCGTTTGGCAAGCGTTTTTTGAAGTAGCGGAGGGATGCTATGTGTCCGTTTATTTTTGAAGTTCCATCTTGAATGGAACCTATATCAAGCCTATTGGCTAATGATGTTATGTTTGCTGGGGAACCAGTAATAACACTACTACCGTTCAATGAAATAGCGTTTTCTCCAACTTTATATGCACCAGAAACCTTGTTTTGGGAAGTTAAAGATTGAGCATTTGTTGTAGTTATTCGTGTTAATACTCCACCTACTATTGTATCTAATCTTTGAAGCGATCCACTTGTTGCAGTTCCGATCCTCGTAAGCTCATTAAAAGTATTATTAGATGCTTGAGCTAATACCATTGATATACCAGTATTAGAATACCCCGAAACAAACGAATAAGTTCCTTGGTAAGTCCCCTCGCTTTGGTTGTAGAACCCCGTAAAAGAAGCCCCAGTAATCGAGCAAAGATCCGCACTGCGAACCACGGACGCTGTGGTGGTCGGGATGTAGGACGTGGGGAAGCTCCCTGCTTCTAGTTGCGCACCCCAGAGGAATAGCCCACTTGTTCCATCTCCAGTATAAGCTGAGATATTATCTGCGGTTGCTAGTGCGATATTCACCTGACTAGAGACAAATGCTAAACCAGTTGCGGTAATAGAACATCTCCACCACCCGTTGCCAAAAGATGCAATTTGACCTGTTGCACCAGATTGCGTTCCGATTGTTCCTGCGCTTACGTCAAACCAAACTTGCCGACTTGTTACGCCATCAAACAACGTCATGCGTATCCAAGATCTTTCAGAGGCTTTAGCAAACACTGAGAAAGTGTAAGGGATAGCAGAAAGATTTAATTGTCGTGTAAGGCGATGACTATTAGTAGCCGTGGTGTCCTCCACCAGTTTATCTGCGGTTGTCGCACCATCAGGAGATGTCGCGTTGTTGGATAGGACGCTGGCTCTTTCAACAGTGAAAGCTAAAGCAAGATCCTCGGAGTAAGTTGCTAAATTCGTCCTACTCTCCTCAATGAGAAGCCCCTTGCTTGCGAGGGTGACGGGGTCGTGGTCGAATCGTGCAGCGTTAATAGCAGCAGATTGGATTAGTCCATCACTCCCAACAAAGGTAGCCGTAGATGCTCGCGTAAACGTAGGGGTAGGACCTTTGCGAGCCGTAAGGGTCTTGTCGGTAGCGAACTGGAGGTTAAGGGAAAGCTTGTCTGGGTTAAGACTGCCGTTATTCCCACCAAGCATATTTCCTAAAGAATAATTCATATTAGTAACTCCAACGTGATTGCATACTTGCGTTTGTAGATATACGAGGCGAGATTAGCCCGCTAGTTCGCATCTCGTCAATCCTAAGCAACTCATCAGTTACCTTGTCGATAGCTTCAGCATCAGCTAAAGTAGCCTTTTCCATTTGCCCTTCAGCACGGAGGTAATCGGAATAAGTGCCATGAGCTAGATACTCAAACCACTCGTCTGGAACAAGAACTTCAGTTCCGCTTGTGCCATCCCCATACGTGCTTGTTAATTGCTTCTTGTAGGTAACGAATGTGCTTGTGCTGTTCAACCCACCGTCAAGTAGTTTAGCACCCGTGTTATCCACGTAGAAGTCCAAATCTTGTGCGCTAGCGATCTCATAAGGTGCAGTCCGATGGATGCGGATATAAGTATCAATCGAACTAAGAGAAGTCTGATCCCACGGCACATATCCATTCGTTATATTTCTTTCTTCTGCTACAACTAAGAACCTAGGCCAGAAGTCACTCATTCTAAACGCACGTTTGGCACGACTGTTAATCATTGCCTTAATCCGTGGTAACTCAATAGCTGCAAATTCAGCCCCGCAAAGTGACTTGATTAACGGCAAAAGGTCAGTTGTGTAGTTTTTAGTTTGCATAGATATTAAATCTCACGTGCCATCGAAATCTTGTTACTCGCCATTGTTGGCTCATTCTTTTGGAAATCACGGACAAACTCCCTGTCGTCCCAGCACTCAGCTCCATACTTTTGTGCCATTTGTAGATACTCACGCTGCGGGATTTCCGCTAGGTGAATCATCTTTGCTCCTTTGCGCCGTCCGATATTACGGTAGTCTTTCGCAATTTGGGCAGCTTCAATCTCACGCCGCTTCTGCAACGAATCTAAGAACTGCCTACCAGAACATAGCTCTTTAATTAGAGCATCTGTCATTGCATCTTCGCTTGCTTTTAAAATCATTGGTTTGTGGAAAAGGATAAGGACGGCATAGGGGATAGAACCCTACACCGCCCAATTTAGTTTTACTCAGCGAACTGAGTAAGATTAAGGATACGCATCCCGATAACAATCTGACCAGCAGTGATACTTGCAACAGCAGCATCAGTTACTTTGATGTAGATTGGGGTATCAGCAGACACGGGTTTTGCAGGGCTTACGCCAGCAAGAACAGTCGTAGTTCCAGCGGACTGAAGCATTGTGTCACCAGTGTTAAAGGTCGGCAGACCAGTGGTCATTGCATCAACATCAAGTGCGTTGATGAACTCATCGGGGTCAGCAAGGGTAGTGCCAATATCAATGACAAGGCTTGTTGATCCAGCGATAGCAACAGTTTCAATAACCGCTACCAGTTCAACAGCACCACCAGCGGGGATAGAACCAATTACTTTAGTTCCACCGTTGCCGATAGCGATGAGGTCTGCTGCGTTAAGTGTGATTGCGTCCGTGTAAGGGGAACGTTCGTTATTTGCAAGTTTAGCCATAATTTTATTTATTTAGTATTTAGTTATAATTAGTAAGCAATTTTACCGTGTGCTTGTGGCGATTTGCAAACAAGGGTGCAAGCCGTTTTGACGTATCCACGCTCACCTGCACCTTGGTTCTCAAGGACAACAGACTCAAGTGGAAGCAAGGTACCAATACCAAGATACTTAGGATCAAGGACGTAACCAACATTGGTGGTTGCGGTTGGCATACAAGCTGGGTTGCCGTTTACAAGTTTGATAACACCGAAGTCAGTATCGAAGAGCGATACGCTAAGGGTGATTCTACGTGACACAGCATCTTCGTTTACGTTGTATGCTTTAGCGGTGGTCGTTCCTTCAGCACGGGTAAAGTTAGCGATAACTTTACGAAGTGCTACGTTAGCAACAAGCGTAAGATTACCCATTTCACCAGTCTCGGAGAAGATACTTCCAAGCAAGTTGTTAAGGGTAGCTTCGGTTACGGTTGCGCCAAGGATAGAAGCAGACGGCGTGCGATAAGCAGCAGGCACATCAGATGGGCCAGCGGAATCAAGCCAATCACCGAGTCCACGGAGCTTGTAAGGATTCGTGCCATCTTCAGCTTGGCGGTCATTGTTGGAAGCAACTGCTAACTCGATGTCGCGTTTGATTTCACGCAATGCTTTAGCTTTTGCTTGGGCAACGTCTGCTGGGCCAACGCTTGCGCTTGCGTTCTGCAAGTCGGAAACAAGGTAATCCTTACGGAAGATTTGGGTGTAGTTACCAAGGCGACCACGCGAAGCAAACTTGTTGCTGAACGAAGTAACATCGGAAGTCTCACCAATACCATCTGCGTTAGGAGCTTCAAGACCATCAATTACCCACTCATGGAGAACTCCATTAGCTTTTGCTTTAGCGCAAAGGGAAGTGATAGGGGTTTGTTCTGGCTCAAGCATGGTCAACATCGAAGAAAGATCTTCGCGGTTACCTTTGTTTGATCCAACGGATGAACTAGTGCTAGGAACACTAGGGCTATATGTATTTGAAATAGGCATATTATTAGGTGTTTAGAATTTATTTATATTTTTGTGCAGCAACCCAATCTTCAGCAGAACCACTACTTTCAAAACGCTTCATGGCATCAGCATATTTGCTGGTTTGTCCCTGCCCTTGCCGTGATGCTCCAGCTCCAACAGGGGAAGCGGGTGGTTTCACCTTCAACTTCTGTCCTGCGCCTTGCACTACTTTCTTGGCACTTCCAAACTTAGACCTTGCGGCGTGAGCGAGTAAGTATTCTATCTGAACCCCTAGTTGTGGGAGCTTCTCTTTCAGTTCAATTACTAAAGGATCATTCACAAGCTGACTGTATGCTTTACCGATTTCCGTTTTTTCGTCAGAAATCTCAGGCACTTCTTGTTTCGCCATGTCCTGCCATTGCTGGTTTGCTACAACGTAGTTTTGCAGAGTTTGCAGGTGAGCTGCTTGGGCTGGTAAGTATTTAGCTACCGCATCCCTTGCGTTTCTATTGGCTAGTTTGACCTGCTTCTTGGTGAACTGTTGATCGCCAACCTCAATAATATCATCGTTGCTGTAATCATCATATTCCTCAAGTAGCCTATCCGTAGTTTCCAAAGTCGATTCAAACGCTTCAAACTTAGCTTTGATTTCCTCAGCGGTTTTAAGTTGTCCAAATGGATTCTGTTCTGTCGGTATAGTCCTTACGCTCGATTGCTTCATCCCAGCTTCTTCAGCTTGTGCCTGGAGTGCTTTGTTTTTCGCTGTCAGTTCCCCGACACGCTCAAGTAGGCGGCTCTTATGCTTTTTAGCTAATGCTTGGAATTGCTCTGGCTCAAGACTAAGTAGGTCTATTTCGTCAGCGGTTTCTTCTTCGGTTGCTTCTTCCTCAGTATCATCAGAAAGCTCTTCAGTTTCGGTTTCTTCAAACCCTTCTTCTTGCTCTTCTTCTTCTACTTCAGTTTCTGCTTCTTCAGCTTCTACCTCTTGTGGTTCTCCTTGGGTAAGTTGGCTGATTAAGGCCTCCATACTAAGGTTGTCATTAACACTGGATTCCTCCCCAGCGATGGAGTCTTGGTTTGCTTTCATATTTTGTTACACCAGTTTACGCCTTGGCGGTGGCGAATGGATATACATAAGCAGATTGCTAATGATTAGTGAAGCACTAATGTAAAACGTGCGTTTGACAAATAGGCAAAACAAAGGGCTAACCAGTTTTACCCGATTAACCCTTTGCACAAACCGTATGTGGGAAAGACAAAAAACTCACATACTGCTGGATAAAATAATGTATTACCGACTATTTGTCAAGAAATCCTAGCAATTCATCCATAGATGCTATCGAACCAGCAATCTTCATTACATCGTGCGGAGTCTCAGCTTGGCGTAAATCGCTAAAGAAACGGTCACGCTCGTCTTTGATATACTGCACAATTACTTTGTATTCGTCACGCTCAGACAAACCTTGCACGGATTGTTCTAGTGTTGGTTTTGGAATCATTAGTATTTTAGTAAGGATTATTTATTTACGTTTAGCTTTCTTTTTAGGCATCCTACCCATCTTGATTTCAATCTCGACATAGCCCTTACCTTTTTTGCCTTTTCCGTATTCTTTGCTTTCGTTTTCGCAGCTATTTTTTTTGTTTTTCATAGATTCATTTAGTTGATTTGCTACCTTTGCACTTCCATTTTTTACGGCTAAGATTGTTTGGGCTATTAGGATCGTCTCTCCAATCACCCTTGATCTTAGCACTACGAGCGCAGTACGCATCAGCTTTTTTGGTAGAAGGTCTAATGCGGTCTTTGCCATCACTTGCCATTCCTGCCAAGCCATAGCGAATTGTGTTCTTCCTTCCCGTTTCTGGGTTGGTAACTACCTTCTTAAATCGCTTCTTCATTTCTTTTTGGCAGTCTTAGCTGAGTCGCGGAAGTCTTTTGCAGTCGGTGCTTTTTTGCTCCCAACCTTGTTCATCTTCTCGCCGCTACCTGCTGCGATACGTTTGCGTTTAGCATTGATATTACTATACAGTCCTTGTTTCATATTATTATTTTTATTTATTTTCTGTATGCAGTAGCAAGTTTTACTGCGTTCATTATCATTTCTGATGTGTTTGGCTTGCTCTTATTTTCTTGATCTACAAGCTTTGTTTCAACTTTTTTTATTTCATTTTTAAGCTCATCGGTAAAATCTGGGACGTTTGGATCTCCTCCTATAAATCTTGAAATAACAGTTTGTCTAAAAGCGTTGTCGTCATTTAAATAAGCTTCCCCCGCTGAACCAGCATTTTTAAAGTTTTTTTCTCTCCATTTTTGCATTTGGGGAGTTATATTAAATTTTGGATTGTAATCGTTTTCACTCATCCAATGGCGAGATGCCTCTAGCTTAACCAAGGCGTTATATCCACGAGGATCTCCCTTAAAATAGTTTTGGTTTGGAATAATAGACGGCTTCTCGCCTCGTCCTTGACCAATAGGATTTTTAGTTCCTCCCCATGCCATTCCTGCTACTTCCTTACCATCTTTATTGTAAAAATCTTCAAGCTGCATACTTTTAGCAGAGATAACAGGATAACCACCATAAGAAGTTAAAGGTTTAACTCCATAAAGATCCATAGCACTAGGCTGTCCAAACGCTTTTAATGGTGAGAACATTGGCATAATTATTCTCCCATGTTCTGGGTAGATACTCCACCCATATTAGCTTCCTGCGTTCCGATACGTCCCGTCACAGCGTTCTGTGCTTGCATTATCATCATCTGATACTGACCTGCGTATTTCTGGATACGTGCCGCAAACGTCTCGTCTTGTTGTAAGCGTTGGGCAATGTCTGGTTGTTGCGCGTATGATTGGACAAGCTGCATTGCAAAGTCTGCACCGTTCGGACGTGCTGGCATTTCGATACCTGCATAGATTTTAGCAAGGTCGTCCGATACATCTTTAAGCATCTTGTCTTGTGCCTCTTGTTGTGGCTGCAAGATATAGTCTGCCATAAATGGGTTAATCTGTGCCGTGAGAAGCTCAAGCAGTTTATTAACGTCAATACGTCCATTACGGTCGATCTGCATCAATGTAGCCATGTTCTTCATCTGCGTCTCAATGGTGTTTGGATCTGTCTCGCGTGAGTCAAACGTCACCATGATGCTAAAGTTATCATCAGCATCACCCTTAGTCATCACTTGGTTTTCTGGACTACCTGTAACTTGGAAGAATACTTCATCTTGCCCCATGCGTTGGAACAACTTGAACGACAACGAAAGAATATCTTTAACGTGGTCAAGGAACTTATTAACGATGAATTGCTGCCTTACAGAAGCTAACGGGTTCTCCATGTCCAGACCAACAGCTTTGTCAGCTTGGCTAATCATCTGGGCTTCGATACGCTCACTGCCAGGATCAAACTGTGGAATCGGAGCAAAAGCAACTTCACCCATACGGCGATACGGGATACGTCTGCCAGGCCCCCAATCTTTTGGTGGATGCCCAGCAGGATGCAGGAGCGGTGGCAATGTTGCCAAGCTCGCACGGTCAATACGACTATCACGTTCTGTCTTAACTTGGTATTGCGGGCCACGTAGAATGTCAGCAAACGATGTCGTTTCATACATACGTTTTTGGTTATCATTCAGCCTAGTCACAATGAAGGGATAATCATCGTAGCCGTTAAGCAATTCATGCTTGGCAAATCCTTCTGTGGTTGGATGAAAAGCGGTGCAATAAATACCTTCGCTGCCATCTTCCTCGTCAATCAAACGCTGGTAAGCATATACAACTAGAATAAGGTCGTTATCGTCACTTAGATCGTTTTGTTTGCCACGGTCACTAGCTGTATCCATTTCATTGGAATCAACGCCACGTAGGTTTTCAATTGCGTTATCAACCCATTTCCTGTCCCAGCCTTCGGTAGCTACTTTTTTCTCAAGCTCTTGGGCAGTGTAAAATGTTCTCCAGAAAACGTATGGTGCGCGTTGTGGATCGGTAACGTAGGAAGGAAAGATAATCTCACCATCTGGCTCACAGCTATGCACAATCGGGCAGTCAACGGATATACGTGGGATACTCACTTCGGCTACACCTTTAAAGCGTAGGTCTTTAATTGCCTTACGAACCCTAGAACGTTTCATGTCTGGGTAGGCATTGGCGATAAAGTCCTCGGCTTCTTGGGTATTCTCGCCTAAAATAGCTTCAACAAGTTCTGGCATTTGTCCTTGTAGTTCTTCAAGAGTAACCGTCTGCAAGAACGTACGCTTCTCACGTTTCCAACCAACGTAGGATACCATGATACCTTTCTCAAGCAGGTGGTTAGCACCTAGCTCCATCTGCCGTTTAAAGTCAGGGATGTAACTCTTGCACATCCATTTAAGGAATAGCGATGTTACAGAAGCCTTAGCTACGGAAGCATGGGATGTAGGAAAAGCTTTGATATTACTACGGTCTAGTGCCTGTGATAGCAATGCCACGTAAGTATCAATACGCTCACCAATGATATTAACCTCCATGTCGGAAGCTCCCTCCCAAGGGAAAGCATTAGAACCATGTTTCCTTAGATCGTCACCTTTGCCAGGCCAGATGTTGCGGCGGTCATTATACGCACGTTCACAAGATTCAATATACCACTCTTGGTCTAGCTTTGCTCTGTCATATACGTTTTGTAGGATCGAGATATTAGGCTCGCCATCGGTATAGACTGTTGCTTCATCAGCGTCTTCTTGGTAACTCATGCTAGGAACTTGTAATGGTTTTCTTCCTCGCCGTCAATCCTAGTCGCTTTCATCCATTTACCGATTAACGAGTTACGCATACTAGCCTTTGGAACTTGGATAGCACACTTAGCTGAATCCCTTGTCATGCCACGCATCCAAACTGGGTTAGGACATACGCCAATGGCGTACACATCTACTGCCTCGTCAATTTGTTCCTCGATAAGTTTAGCCTTTTCAATACTCTTTTTAATTTCTTTTTTCATAATTTAATATCCTCCAGAACCTTGTCTGGTTATTTCAAGTGAACCTGCCCCTACGTGGTCAATACCATAAACAGCAGCGTAACGCAAGGTATCCAACGGATCTTTCCATGCCTCCTTTAATCCTTGCTCACCTGTGTATTCCGATAATGCCGATATGACGTTACCGCATTCTTCGCTAACGTAGAACTTCGGACGGTTTAAACTGTCCATTGGCTTACTGGTATCCCAACTCATCTTGGAGATAAGTGCTTGCAATCCATCCTCGATATCTAAGCCAGGTGCAGGGATGCAGATAATATCGTTCTCAGCTAGATCCTCAATGATCGAACTACTGCCATCCTGTGCTTGATACTTTGCAGCTCCAAGGCGGGGGTCGATAATCCTACCGTAGATTTCCTCGTCACCCTCAAGCTCATGGATAAGGTCAACGTAGTCTTTCATACCGTAGCCTAGCCCCTTAGCTCCTTCTCCAGATGCCCACTTGCCGTTCTTCCACTCAGCCCAATCGCCAATGGTTGTGTCAGGCCATTCACGATAAACGTAATACGTTCCGCTGCCATCAACCGCGATCCACGACATGAACCAGTTCTTACTGCCAGCAGGGTCGATAATGTGATACCGAGTAATGCCTTTGCTTGGCATAGTCTCATGCGGCACTACGTTGACTTCCTTGTTAAACTTAGGGAACTTGGTAGCTTGTGACTTTACTGGAACGCCATAAGCACGGATAAGTATCTTCTCGCGGCTCTCGTTCCTAAGATCGTTTGCAAGCCTTTCGTAACCAGAGAACGGGTTATCTATGGTGTGGAAGTAGTGGATGGAAGCGTTACGTTTGTGGCTATGCTGGATGTATGGCAGTATCTCCCCGTTTAGCAATTCAGCCTCGCGTGTCTCAATGGTCTTAGCTTTATCTAAGTAGTCCTTAATAACTTCAGTCCAGCCATCAATCGGCGTGAACGTCACAAGCATCTTACTGTTACGGGTAGCAAGACGGAAACGCATCGTGCTAATCAAGTCCTCACCAAGTAGATACTCATCTAGCCAAACCCCGATATTGTGCCACGTAGCACTTTTAGAACCAAGCTCTGCACCTTCGATAAACGTAGGATTGTTTTGATACTGCGAGTAGGTCTTAAATAGAATCTGGCTTTTGTTTGGAAGGATCAAGCTGTTATCCGTAAAGCCGTTCTTCAGTGTGTAGCTAATGTAAGCATTGCTGCTAGTCTGCTTCATGCGATACTCTGGTGGTAGCCAGTTATATACCGCACTTTGTTGCTGACGGATGCTAACCTCAGAGCTTTGGGCAAAGCACATGATGATAGACGCAGGGTTTTCCATTGCTGCTTTTACTACACTATACGCACCAAACTGAGTTTTGCTTGAGCGATTTCCTCCAAGCACCAATGCTTCATCACGAACTACAAGCTCATCCCATACTTTCTGCCAATGCTTAAACTTAAACCCATACCTAAACGGGTCTTTATTAGAGTTACGGATAGCCTCTTCCCGTGCAGCGTATAGCTCAACAAGCTCACTAGCTTCCATTTCAGCAATCTCATCGTCAGACGGGATGCTTAGTATTTCGTGGGGTGTCCAATTAAGCATGGAACAGTAATCTTAATGGTTCATTACTTACTATCTCCTTAATCCAATCTTCGTATTTTAAGCGTTCTTTATTCACTGTAATTTCATCCCTGTTCCTCTCCATATTCTTTTTATAATCCACATCATCATCACCAATAGACAGCCCAAATAAACCAGCTAATTCATTTAACTTTCTTATGCGGTCTGGATGGCGCAACTTCCTTAATGCTCTTGCTTCAACTTGTCTTATTCTTTCACTTCCTACGCCCATAGCCTTTGCGATAGTCGCAAGCGTCTCACTAAGGAAGAATCTTCTCCTTATTATTTCTTGTTCTTTTTCTGATAATGTATTTAATACGCTAGATATAATACTATCAACTTCTTGGCTTTCGCTATTGTTTGGCTCATAAGTTAATCCGTATAAGTGTTCCTTACCTATAAGTTCATCTACTGTTTTATCAATAGTTCTAAGTTCGATTCGTCTTTCGTTTGTCAGTTTGTTGTTCATTGTCTTTTTATTCTACCACTTCCGCATCAATAACCTTTTGTGCGCGTTTCTGCTTGGATGCTTCAATCAGCACTAATGCGTCCTCGATAGACAGTCCAGCTTTTTGTCCAACTCCAGCGTCAGTAATGCCAGCAAGCGAGGATGATTTGTCCTGCATGATACCAACCGTAGTAGCTAACTTCTCTGGCGAAATGTCGTCAAGCAAGTCTGGGTTATCGTGGATACGCTCTGCCTTCATAAATAGCAGGTCGGTATATTCCATTGCTGCCATAGCATAGCGGGTAGAGAACTCCTTACGTTTCTTCTCCAGCGTAGTGTTGTGATCCCACTCCAAACGCCTAATCGTCTCATGCGACAACCGAGTAATACGGCGAATCTCCGTGTATGGTGCGCCTTGGGATAATAACCACAATGCTTTAACCGCAACGTCTGGCTTGGTATTCTCAATACTATTAGACGGCAAGTCCTTGGCACGATCCTTAATGGCATCCATGAACTTAATCATAGCTGCCTTACTGTCGATTAGTGAGTTGTCTTTACCGTCATCCATAAAGCTGGAATGTATCTATAATGCTGCTTTTAGCAAGCTATTATTTCTGTTGTGTCTCAAGAGATTTGATGGATTCCTCTTTAACAATCCTAAGAATCTCTGGGAATTGCTGTGCAAATTCTGGGTCATTTCTAGCTTGTTCAGCAGCTAATTTAATACCAGCACTTGTCGCAACGGTAGATTTAATGAGTATATCCGTATTTCTTCTATACGTTTCCTCACTAATATTTTTAGATAGTGACTTCAAAAATGGTTTTAATGTATTAGAACCGTATGCTGAAGCTAAAGTCCATTGCATAGGATACTCTAGGGTTGAATATATCTTGAATGCTAACCCACCATTTTGACCAGGACTAGCCATGGTTCGCAATGTTTGATACAAAGGTTCTCCAGTAGGGGTAACTGCGGATAAGTTTTTAGAAGCTGAAATGAAAAGGTCTGCAAGTTCCTTACTTCCAGATATAGCATCTAGTTTTTGAACAATGTTTGGCGCGTTTGGTTTTCCTCTTGTCCAAGAACCAATATCTTTATTGAATTTATTATGATCCCACAATGGTTGTCCAAGCCTTGTTCTATTTGAAGTATCGCTATATTGTTTAAACATTACAGCCATCATATCAGTCCCGAAATCTTTTCTGATTTGTGGTGGTAATTTTTGTGCTATCTCTAAAACGTCAGTTGTTCTTGCTGTTTGCAATGATTTTAAGACAGCCTCATTATCAAGAAGATCAATATTCCCACCTTTAATTTGTTTTATATAAAGATTTTGAGCTAATTTATCTTCTTCTTTAATAGCTTGATCTCTTACTGCAATGCTTTTGAATAGTTTTCTTTTTTCAACTTCTGGCATTAATTCAGTCAACGCCATTGCATCTTTTTGAGATATATTTGCAACATCGACATTAGTTAATTTGTTAAGATCATTAATATTTTTTGTTACATAATCTGCTCTAAGACCAAAAAGAGCTTGCATTTTAGCAGGATCGGGGTCTTTAAGTTTTCCTCCTACGGCCTTATTATTTGAAAATCCTAATTCTTGAAGATAAGCTTTTTGAAATGTATTTTTTAATTGTTCATACCCAGCTTCATCACCAGAATCTCTTACTCCTTTTAATACGGAATTAATTGATGCTGAATCTGCAAGTGCTGTTTGTACAATTTTCTCTGGGGACATTTGTAGCTTGCCAAATTGATCCCTAGACATTTGACCTAGTTGACCTTCACGAAATGGAACAAATTCATCTCCATATACTGACTTAACCTCATCCCATTGTTGAGTTAATCCAACTTTATCTACTTCATTCCGAAGAACTTTTTCTACTGCATCTGCGGAATCCGCTGAAATTAAATCTTTTCTTCCTGTTCCAACCATTACATCTGGAACAAGTTGACGTACTTCATCAATTAAATCTCTAGCAGCTTTAGCCCCAAATGGTTGTGAATAAGCCTCTAAATCTCTAAGTTGTAATTTAAGTTCTGTTGAAACAGTTTGCCCACTGTTTTCCATTTGAGCTATTTGCTGCCTTAAAATATTTGCTTGTTGAGCATCTGTTGGTGCATTTGAAAGCCTTAGAAGAAGATTATCTATTTTAGGATTTCTGGCAACTTTCGAATTTAAAACTACATCTTCAATAGCTTTTGCAAATCTTTCTGGTTGAATAACTAATCCTGCTTGATCTGCTGAATCTTCAAACCCAGAAAACGCTTGGTTTTTCTTTTCTGTTATAGCATTTTTTGCTTGAGTCACAATATCAGCAGTCATTTCTCCCGCTTTAATCTGGTCAATAGGATCAACTGCAATACGATTAAAAGCTCTTTCTGTTGAGTTTTTAACACTATTTTGAATTCTAACGTCAGAAGATTTAGCAAGTCCTTGTAGATTTTTTAAATCAGTATCAATTTTTTGAACAACTTGTTTTGGTATTTCTCCTTTTGATTTATTAATAGTTGTATCCATGAAACCAGCAAGTGCTTGTCTTGATGCTTCGTTTCTTCTTCCAAGTGAAGAATTAGGGAATTGTCCAGCAAGGCGGTTATAGAAATCAAGTCCAGCTTGTCCAGTTCTTGCAGTAAATGGGAATTCGGTATTTATACCCGCTCTATTAAGATTTGCTTGAGCAACTCTAAGATCAGTTTCAACAAGGTTTTCTACTCCTTCGGTGAGTAGTTTGTTTTTAAAAAATTTACCACCTCCTAGTGTAGCGTAATCTAATCCAGTTCCAACAACGAAATCAGTTCCTGCTTGTGTTGCTATTTGTCCTGGACGCATCTCGACATCATTAGCTCCTCTGTAAGCTGCTGTTTGCAATCCTTTAGTCGCTGAATAAGCAGCATTAAATGCAGGAATGGATGCTGTTCCGTATGAAGGGCCAGCAGCAGCTATGGCAGCAGTTCCTCCCGCAATTAAAGCTGGTGCTTCAGTTGTAGCTGTGGCAACAACATCCTTACCTTGAATTCCAGTAGGAAAAACTAATCTTGAAATTCCCTCTTCATCTTCAACTAAAAAGTTATTTTTTCCAGCTACTGTTAATGGAATGACTTTATTAGGATATTTCTGTTGCAATAGTTCAAGTTGAGCTACTTGATCGCCTAATCCTTCAAGATTAATTGTTCTTCCATAACTTAATCCATCAGTTACGTTTATTTTCTTAACGTCTTTGCCTGTAAAATTTGAAATCTCTCCTGCAAGTTTTTTATTATTAATTATTGATACTGGTTGCTCATAAGATGATGGAACTCCTGGCATACCATATGATGGAACATATTGTTTGCGTGTTTCTTTATCGCTAATGCTTTCACCACTAGCAATACCCTCTAATGATTTTCTCGATATAGACTCAATCTCTTGATTAGATGCTTTTTGAATCCTTTCGTATTCATTAATAATAGGAGCTATTTTTTCATTAGTTAGCTTACTTGCCTCAACAGTAAGATTTTTATTCATAAGTTCTAATGCTTGATTCTGAAGTTCATCAGATTTAGCTTTTAGAGCGCTTAGTGAATCTTGGGTCTTTTGAGTTATTTTTTTTACAATGGATTCCATTAATAAATTCCTATTAAAATTATTGGTTTAGCATTTTTTGAATCTCTGGATTTATTTCAATCCTTTCAAATATATTTATTTCTTTTGTTTCTCTAGGAACAGCTTGTCCCCTATCATTAATTTTAATAGGTGGGTATAAACTTTCAACATAATCAAATGATTCTTGGTCAATATCACCCGATTTTAATTTAGCTTTTCTTTCTGATTCAGTTCCATGAATGGTATCTAAAAATCTCATTTGCACTACATAAAGACCTTCCTGTAATTTTTTAGGATCTTTAACTGAGTTAAGAGAAACAATAGAATTCTTAAGAAGTTGAATATCTGCGTTAGAAGTGTTTCCCAATGCTCCCCCAGTAGGTGAAGATATTCTCATTTTATAGAGGGAATCAGAAGCAATAACATTGTTAATTGTTTCAAGTGATTGGTCAAGTTGAGCAACGCTTGAGTTTGGAACGTATTTGCCTAAAGCTGCTCTCCATGCTCCTCCAGCAAATCCTTCTCCTTGAGGAACTTTAGAAATATCAGTTAAGGCATTGTTAATGTTGTAAAGAATCGCATTAGCTTGACTATTTTTATAATCTTCTAATCTTAATTTCTTTTCATTCTCTCCTTCGTTTTTGCGTTTTTCACCTTCAGCATCAAGCTCGGCTTTCTTAATAGCTAAACTATTAAGTTTCTGTTGTTGTTCTGCTGGTGTTCCAGGTATTGCGTATGCTGTTATTTGTCCATTTGAATCAAAACTTGGAATAAGCTTATCTTCTCCAACTGCTTGCAAAAGCTTTGCTTGCTCCGCAGTAATATTGTTTGGGTTAAACCCATTGATTTGATTTGGTGCAACCGTTGGAGCAGCTCCACCCATATTTAAACCATTATTAACACTAGCTGCTGTTTGGCTAGGTGGTGGAGTAACGGGTGCACCAGTTCTAGTGCCAAATGCAAATCCGTTATTAACATCGTTTATAACTCGTTGTGCATAGGGGCTTTGTTGCACTGTTCCTTGAAGCGGAGGCAATACGCCTGGCGCGCCATCAATAAATATTGCTGGTGTTGCGTTATCAACAGAACCGTCTGGATAGGTATTAACTCCTGTTATTGGAGTATCAGTCGCAGTTCGAATACCATTTGGAAAATTGTTACTAGCACCTGGAGTAGGTAAGAAACTAGATGGGTTTTGTGGAGCGAAACCAAATACTCCATCTTTCATAAATGGAGTAACTCCACCTGCACCGACTCCTTTTCCTTGCAATGTTTCAACCATTAAGTTCCCGAATTGATCTCTACCTACAATTTTAGGATCGTAACCAGCTTTTCTAAAGCTATCCAATTCAGCGGGAGTATAAACCATTACTGTTTCTTTATTTTGAGCTGCTGCAATTTTAGCCGCTAATTCATCTTGTTGAATTTTAAGTGCTACATCTGCTCTACGCTCTTGATTGCCAAGAAGTGACATTTGCATTGCTTCTTTAACTCCTGCTAAAGCAAGTAGTTTATCATTTGTAGAATGATCGGCATTTGAAAGATTGTCAATTACTTCATCAGCCATACTACCTAATGCTGGAACGGCTTTCTTCATAGCAGTCGCCATTTTTATTCCACCCGCAATTTCTTTTTCATTTTCATTGCGTTTTTTAATAGTGTCACCAATTTGCTGCCCAATGTTAGCAAGAGCGTTTCCTGTAATCGCAGCAGCATTAGTAAAGCCGCTATAATCGGCTTGCATAAACCTTGGGTCAATCGTCTCGCCTAGTCTCTGTCCGCTTCCGTATGGCATATTATTTTAATTAGTAAAAGTATTATGTTATCTATCTTCAAGCCATAAATCCACCAGCTGCACTACCAATTCCTTGGAATATTCCAGATGCGTAAGTTGATTGTGCTTGGGCGTTTGCTCCAGCAGCAGCAACTTGGTTAGCTCTGTTCTGCATGCCGAGATTAACGCCAGTATCTGGGTTGATCATTTGCGGAACAGCACTACCAATAGCACCCAAACCAAGTTTAAGTTGGTCTTGGCCAAGTTGATAAGACAACGGTGTATTGCCAAGGGCTTGTAGTCCAGGTGCGGTGTAGAAGTTTTGAGCCATATTAAACGCTCCAGTGCGTGCTGCGTCGGCTTCTTGTCGTTTGGCTGCCATTACGTTTGATCTGCCTAATACTTCAGCTCCAACCGATCCTCTGCTATCTAGCATACCACGGGAAGCAAATGCCTCACGTGACGCTTGATCGCTCATACGTTGCTCTTCTGGGGTAAGTTGCCGTGCTGCTTGGGTAGCTGCGGCGGCTGCTTGGGTGGAAGCATCTACTTGTGCTTGTGCCTCTGGGGATAGTGCTTGTGCAAATCCACGAAACGCACCAGTTTGCCCCGTCATGGAAGCTAATTCAGCAGCTCTAGCGTCTGCAATGCTTTGTCCAGTTTGTTGCTGTGCTGTTCTACCAAGATCGTATAGACCTTGCTGACCTTGTGTTCCCTGCAAGAACGTATTTACGTCTCCAAGGTTTAAACCAAGGAACTCTGGGCGGTATTGCCGTTCAGCAGATAATACTCCAGGCAATGCTTGTTTATAGCCAGTAACATATTTATTTATGTCACCACCAATATCCATTTTAGGTGCTTTAACCTTATCTGGCCCCGATATAAGTGTTTTTAATCCGCCCATTATATTTTTGAGTATAGTTGTTTAAAATTGTATGTTCTAAAGCGAGGATCGCCTTTTATTTCTCTTTGAAAGGTTACATAAGGAACATTATCTACAAGCAATTCAAGTCCGTCTTTCATAGACCCGCAAAGGTAAGTCATGCACAAGCAATTAGCTTCCTCTAAAGGAACTGCTACTTGCTCTTTGCCCTTTACGCACCAGTAACCCATACAGAAAGCTACTGGAATAGATATAACAAAACCGTGAACAAGATGCCACCCAATTTGCTTATGGAAATCTCCACCAGCAAGGGCATATATGTTCTTAGCTTTATCAATCATTGTAAGGAATGTATTACTCATACATGATGTTTACTGATCCTGCGTCAAAGGTATTAACGCCACCAGCAGTAGTAAGGCGTATGCGGTCTAGTGTTGCGGATAGTGTTTTGCTACCGCCACCTACATAGGTTTGTGCTGCGTTAGAGCAACCTCCAGCAAAGGAGTAAACCCATATATTGCCAGATAAATTAACTATTGTTGCAATACCGTAGGCTACATCACTTGCGGATAAAGATGTCAATACACCAAATCCAGTCGTGAACAAATCAGAATCGGGAGTTGATCTTACTTCTGTGGCACTACCTAAGTAATCAGTTATTTCAAAACCACCAGAATCACCAAGTTGGAGAATAACAGGGCTAGTTCCGTTTGTGCTAACTCCAGACAGCATTACGGTAATGCGTTTAACCGTGGATGGTATAGATGTAAAATCAACACTTGTTCCGCTAGTTGTAGCTACCGCTGTTCCTCTTGTGATTACTGCTGCTACTTTGGTATCAGTATAAGCTTTAATGCTTTGCTGTGTAGCTAATGACGTTGCACTGTCGCTTGCCATATTATCCTCATCAAGGATAGAAACTTCTGCTACAACTCCTAATGAACCAGAAACATTGCCTAATGCTTTCATGTTAGCTACCCGTTGCACTTTGGCATAGGTAACTCCATCAGTAGCTAAGGTTGAATCGGGTAATTTAGAAGTAGTAACTGCACTAGCAGCAATCTTAGCCGAAGTAATACCAAGGTCTTTAACCTGCAAGCGTCCACTTCCGTTTACCTCAAGCGAAGTGTTGTCAGTAGTGCCACTCGCACCCGAAACAAACGCCGCAGAATCAACAAGGTTGTTCAACTTTGTGCTTGTAACCGAATCAGCGTTGGCAAATGTTTGTCCCTTTGTAAGAATAGCCATAAATTAGTATTGTGTAATAGTTTGCCCATTGGTCTTTGTAGATTCAATAGCAATGGATGTAACTTTAGGGCGACCTATCGCAGCCGATCCTACAATTTTTCGCTTGATTGTCAATACACCGTAAACTCCACGTGGATTTCCAAGTCTAAAACTAAAGTCTGCGTTCTCGCCACCATCAAGTTGCCCAGGTAATCCAATACTAGGATCTAGCATGGTAGCAATATCAGTAACAAAACCGTTTGCACTATCTGGATCTTCAGTTGAAAAAAGAAAGTCCACATCGGATGCGTTAAATTCACCAGATTGCATTTGGATCGTGGCTTTTTTAAATTTTTTTCTGCCGTAATCCTTAAAGGTGTAACCCCTAGTCTGTAATTCGTAGTCAATAGCTGCCTGTAATTCAGAACCCGTAGTGCTGATCGAGTAATTGTCTTGGGCTTCTTCGTTAGCGTCAGCTAGGTGAATACCACCGTTATCATTTACGATGTATAGCTCATTTCTTTCCTCTGCTTGGCCTTTAAGTAGGTTAGTAATGTTAAAATCGTTGTCACCAAAGGTATCAATACTTTCCCACGCCTTGTTTTTCATGTTGAATACAAGTAAAGAGTTATTTCCTTGGGCATCGTTAGCACCAACCGCACTATCCAACGGAACAGCTAGGAAATAACGGTTATCAAAGTAGATTGCTACGGAGCTTGCCGCTAAACCTTTGTTAATTCTGTCAATAAACGGCTGAATTGCCTTGCTAAGTGGCTCTTCTGTCCCACGTAAGTTGTATTGGTCAATGAAATCAAGGGCGTAAACCCCATCATCACTCAAAAATAGAATAGTATTACCTTTTGTCACAATAGATTTACGTGCAACACAGCCAACTTCTCTGGTCATTTCACGCAGAACCGTATCACTTAGCGTTCCTTGTGTTCCAGTAATCATATGAATACTGTTTCTGTTGAAAACAATCATGTTGTCCTCATAGAATGGGTGCATTGCAACAAGGTAATCAGCTATTCCAGCCGTAATTCTAAACTGGGAAGCAATAGAATCAAAGGTGCTTGAATCAAGAATATCACTAGCACAAATTTCATCACGTAATTTCCTATCTGTATAGGTAGGTGAAACAGAAGTTCCTTCTGGCTCGTAGAAATACGGACACCACAACCTACGCTGGAAGTAAACGCCATACTTAGGAGCTGGCATGTGGGTAAATCCAAGCCCTATGCTAAAACGACTACCAAACTCAATAAAGTCAGAACCAGTTCCGCTGCCAAATGTAACGTTGGGAATAGGTGCTTCAAAGTAAATATCAGTAGCGGTAGCAGATGTTACGGTATATTGCTCCCCAATAAAAGCAGTCAGAATAGAAACATCGGTATTTGTAATTTTTATCGTATCACCAGCTACAATAGTAGTATTACCTGCAACTTCAAATCGAACTAAACCGTTTGTAACACCATATTTATTGCCGCCTATGTTAAAGAATTGCGGTTGGGTGTATACCCCAGCTGGAACTAATGTAAAGCCAGCAGCTACCATCAAGCCAGTTGCTACGGTGTAGGTTTCATTTCCGCTTCCTGTTGCAATTACATACTGAAAGTTATCAGCATCAACGTTAGTTGTTACTATATGCGTTCCATTTGGGTCTGCTATTGGCGGCGTTCCAGAAAAAGTAATACCAGAAACAGTAATGCTATCACCAGCTTTCAAGCCATGGTCTTTAACCGTAACATTAACTATGCCTGTTGCGCTCGTGTAAGACGATGCTAATACGTTACGCCCTTGCGGAATATACTCAAATGCCCTAGCTTTTTCGCGGAATAAGTAAATACGGTCAAAGGCTTGTAGCATCTCTACGCTTGTGGAAACAACTTCACCAGTTGGGTATGGCAAATCTGTAATGCTGTAATCAAAAAGGTTAATGCTTTTAGCTTCGTTGTTTGTAGCTACAATAATGCTTTCATCTAAGTTGGAAGCAGGGTTACTAAACAAGCACGATCCGTAAATAGCACTTACCGCATTGTTATCTATAATGGTGGCTATCTTACCATATGTGCCATTAACCGTTAAGCTACCACTGTCCGTCCCAACATTAGCAAAGCTCAAGCTATCGGCATCAACGTAACTCATTAAGTAAGAACCAGCATCAATCCCTGTGATTGGTTGCGTAGCAACGCTCGGTGTTCCCAAGGTAATATAAGCTGGTAAGTCTAAGCTTGCAATACCATGGGCAGCAGATAGGTTAATCGTAACAACATTACTCGTCCTCGATGCCGTGCTTATGGTCTTAGGCGAATCAATAACAATAAACGGCAGGATCAATGGGTTAGCACTGTTCGCTAGTTGCCCACTTTTTAAATCAATGCCTTTCCTTGGCTGCCAGTAACCGTCTATACGCCCGTTCTTACTAAGCACAATCTCGCCAGCCTTTAACTGACTAGGACGCTCACGCTGGTTAATACCAACAAAGCCTACGTCCCCATCAATCAATGGTTGATCGTCTAAACCACCAAATGAGCGATAGGATGCCACGGCTTATTGATCGTATGCAATGCAAGTGCCACTCGATACAGTAACCGCTGTGAAGTTGCCTCCAAGCCCAGTTCCTGCCAGGTGCGTAATTGTTTGCAAATCTGCAATGTTTGTAAGGTTACCAGCAAGGTTGCTAAATACGGTGTCCTCAACGATCTGAATCCACCGATAGGTCTTGCCCGTCTGTGCGCCTTCACCCGAATTAAGAACGTGGCCGCCTGAGCCTCCTTGTAAATTAAAAGCTGTAGAACTCATAAGTAAGACGGTATTAACCTATCGCCACTAACTTGTCAACCACTATGCAAACCGCCTATTCCGCATCAAAATAAATATCAATACCTTCACGACTAAACCCATAGCCTATCAAAGCTGGCTTAACCAAGTATTCCATAATCTGCGTCAAATCCAAATAGTCAAATGGCAAATCAATAATAACCTTTGGTGATGTCGTATCTGGACTATTTGTAAACAAAGTTGGCTCTAATGTAATTTTCATATTTTTATTTACTACGATACAATTCCTTTAACTCCAACCCAGCAGCTACATTACGTTTAACTAGCTCAGAACGTTCATTCTTTAAATCTTTAACCAAGGCTTTCAGCTCCTTATTTTCCACAACCAAATCAGCATACCTAGTAAGCAAAGATTTATACGGCGATAATTCATCA